TTGCCCCAAAGGCCTTGGATAACCTCGTTTGCGACGTCATCAAGATTAGTATAATCGTCATAACCTTGTCCGCCGTTTAAAATGTTGTTAACTCTATCTTGCACAGCTTGCGCGTCGTAGCCAGCATTAGTCAAACTGTCATAGCGTTCTTGTCCGTTTCCCCACAATCCTTGTAAAACTTCTTGTGCCACTTCGTCTACTGAATTACCACTAGATTTTTGAGTAGTCGTTTCTGTTTGAACCGTTTCTTGAATAGTAGGGTTTTCTGAGACTTGTCCCAACATTTCATCTACTGTATTTCCGAGCGTTGCAAAGTATCTCATACGATTAACGAAGTATTCTTTCACGCTTTCAGTAGAATTGCCATGTAATTCCATGCTGCGGTGTGGGCACGTTGTTGGTACGAACTCATGATGTAATCGAACAGTATTAGTATTGATAGGTAATCCGTAATAAATTAAGTCTTCAGTAGCTTGCATGAGTGTCATATCTTCATTTTTAAGAAATTCCTCGTCGCTTACTTTCATGCTCTCACATACTTCATATCCAATTGAACGGCAATTACTCCACCAGTCCCCTGTATGGTATCCGATATTAAACGTATCAATCACTCGTGCAATAGTATTGCGGTTGCAGTAGTAGTGTGCAATTCCTAAAGCTTTATCTCTATAACGTAACCAATCCACGTACTGTTCAGGCGTCATACTTCCTGCATCGTTGTGAATCACTACAAATTCTAAATTAACTAAACGTCCGCTGTCGCTCATTACTGTTTCATTGATTTTTTTTACCATTTTAATTCCTCTTTTCTTTAAATTATATTTGCTTATTAGTTAGCTGGCCAAGGGTCATCTGTGATATAAGTTATGTTAGAAATCCTGATGTCTCCGATGTCTCTATCAGTTGGTACTGGGTCAGTGAATTGGAAACGTAACATATTGCTGTCTCCGACACCGCCTAGATACCATGTTCCATACGGTGTACCTTTATCATTATAGATAGGTCCTATTAATGAACCTGCTGAACGAAATCCAGGTGGTATACCATTTAGACCCAAAATAAAGCAGTTTCGCTCGCGGTCCGATGGTTGAAGTTGATATCCAGGACCGCCACGGCGGATAACCCCAAACCAACCCCATTGAAGTCCTCCGAATTGATACTGAACCTGGTTGTTAATTCTTCGTACTTGTAAGTAAGAGCTACCTAGTTTAGAAACTATTGGTAAATTTTTCCAGCCAGTATCTCCGTATAGAACAGCCCAACCAATTTTCCCAGAAGGCGTGCGCTTAATCCACTTCACAGCACCGTTAGTCTTGTTCATATCGACATAGGTTTGTCCTAGTGTACCGTCAACTTTACCCTCAGGCATACCAGCACCCATTAGCTCACTAGAAGAAGTTGTTGGGGTGTGCCCATTTTGACTGGAAGTTGGTAAATTAACACTTCCGCCACCATCAGATAAGATGAGTGTATTCCCTGATAAAGTCAATTTTTGAGGAATACCAACGCCATCACGACCATTTTCACCTTTTGGGCCAGTCAAACCAATAGGTCCTTGAGGTCCAGCAGGTCCGATGTCCCCTTTTGGTCCAGGCTCACCTTTTTGTCCAGGTTGCCCATCGAGTCCACGCTCGCCCTGAATACCTTGTGGTCCTTGGAGTCCGTCTGCTCCTTTAGGGCCGACATCGCCTTGAGGTCCACGCTCTCCTTGAATACCTTGTAACCCTTGAGGTCCACGTTCACCAGTTTCGCCCTTGTCCCCTTTTGGTCCAGGTGTTGATGAGATATTTCTCAACTCATCCTTTGTTGCAAAGTTACTTGTGTCAATATTCGGCTTTGATTCTAGCGCTGATATACGTTGTTTTAGAGGCTCATCGTTATAGACGGTGTCTTTATCTGTCTTTGCCTTTAAAGTCTCAATTTCACTTGAAATTTGCTCAATTTCAGCACGTTCAACCTTATTTGATAATTCTTGCTTAGTAGCAAAACCGCTTGTGTCGATTTCTGGTTTCGTTTCAAGCACTTGTAAACGTCGTAAGATTTCAGAGTCGTCAAAAGTTGCGCCCTCGACATGAATATTTTTGATTGCTTCTTCTAGTTCTGCTTTCGTTACAATATCCGTTACAGCGACAATTCTTTTAGTTTCTTTCTCAATAACGGGTAATTCGCTGTGTTTATCAATTTCAGATACACGAACACCAAACGAGAATTTCAAAATGTCTGCTGATTGTTCTATTTTTTCAGCGTATACATAACCATACACGATCTCATCAGTTGTAATTAAGCTAGTGTCGAATGGAACTTCCGCTACATTACCCGACACATTCCCGACCACTTCCAAGAAGCGATTTGTCGTTTTAAAATGGAATAACACTATAATTTTTTCAGTATCTACTCCATTTAATTTCACTTCGATAAATGCGTTGTTTTTATCGTGTGAATAAAATTCTTCCTTAACCTTGTAGACTTTATCTCGAACATCGACACAAACGCCTGCTTGTCGTTTAATAATTTTTTTCAAAGATTATCCCCCTTTCGCACAAAATAAAGAGGAAGCTTTAAAAGCCTCCTCTTTTTAGTTTTAATCTTCGAATGGTTCGTGATAATCAAGCGCTCTTGTGCTGTCAGTCAGACCAGCTGTTGTAGGGTCGTTGACAATACCAACAATCATTAAAACAGCAAACAAAGCGTTGATAAACACTAATAATTTATCGATTGTTTCGCCTAACTCTAAACGAACGTTAAATACAGCTAGAAACGTTTGTAGCAACAGTGCTAAAGCCGGCACTAACGTTAGCCAAAATGTTTTATTTAATACTCGTACTTTCCAGTTAATTTTGTTCATTATTTTTCCTCCTTGATTTCAAGTTTAAGAAATTTCTCAAACAGTATTTTGATAGCACCATTTCCGCCCAGTTCGACGTAGCTTTCATACAGTCGAGTTAATTCCTCAATCTCATGCTGATTTGTCCAGCCACGTCTAATTGCTTTTTTTAAGTTTTCTTGTAATCGAAAACGCTGTAATCGTTGCAAACCTTTTCTAATAAGCGAAAGATTATTACGATTGTCTCGCCCGATTTCAGTAACTTCACCAACTGATTTTTCAAGGTCTCCGATTTTATCCGTAAGAACATTGATTTGTTTTTCAGTTTCTTTTGTATTTTGCGTACTTTTAAACGAGAAATAACTTGGAATTATCACAATTAAAACGGGCGTTAGTTTATCAACTAAAGTTAAAAATCCATTTTAAACCACCACCCTTTCATAAAACAGTGTTCTATTGAACAGGCTGAGTGTCTAAATCGCTTGATGGTTTATCTTGTTTTGGTTCAGTCCACTTCCAGATGCCTAACTTACCGTTTTGTTCAAGTGCTGCTAGTTGTTCAAGCGTTTCACCTTGATATGTGAATGCTTCATTTACTTGAATCATGACACGTCTACCTTCTTGGTATTTTTCAATATGGTTAGGATTTTCAAGTGTGAAGATTTCTTGAGGTTGGTAAGTTTTCCCAACTTTCCCAAGATCAACTAATTCAAGACCACGTTTAAAAACAGTTGGGTCTAATGGATTGTCAACATCCGTCACTCGTGCCAATACTGCCCAATCTGCAACGGCTTTTACTTCCGCAATTTTTGCATCTTTCTCCGCAAGTTTTACTTCGTAGCTTTCAGCTTGAGTATGCAAGTCTTCTTGTAATTTTTTAACTCCGTCCGCTGGGTTTAATTCTGTTGTAATTTGTCCGATGACCGCTTGAATTAAAACATCGTCTGACTCGTTAATGCGGTCACCAATCAGCACACGGTCAAAAGCCGTATAAGGATTGTCTTGACGAATTGCAACGAATGTGCGGTTGTTTTCTTGTAGATATTTGTTGATAACTTTAAAAGCCATATATTATTGTTCCTCTTCTTTCTCTGTTTGTAGTTGTTTGATTTTCTCTAGCGCCTCTTCATATAACGCCTTGTAATTAGCACATTCAATCGTTTTATTTGCCAATTGAATTGCTAAATCGTTGATAATTTTGTCCTGAGTGTTCATTTGCCCTCCGTTATTTCCATCTATCGTGATACCCTCGAGTGTAGTTCCCTGCTTTCGCTCCAAGGTTTCTAAAGTTGTCGTAAATGTCATTTAAAATCAACGACAATCGTACTCCTTGAATAACAATCTCGTCAACGCCTGCAAGGGTGTGTGTGCCTGTATCAATAGACACTTCTTTCAATCCATCTTGTGCGCTCTGGTTAAATGTTATTCTTTGACCGTACATGTTGACGGCACTTTTGACATTGCTTCCACTTCGCCCATTCCAGATTTGTAGTCCTGCTATCGTGTGGTCCATTTGTTGCAATCCATTTCTGTTGCTTAG